CGGAGTCGGAGCTACGCCAACTGCAGGGGAAACTGGCTTTACTGGAAATGCTCCTAGAGTTGAAGAATAACCACGGAAGAATAACAAAAAATGGCTGAACTTTTTGATTTTGGAATAGATTTTGGTTTAAGTTATTTTGAACCTATACCTGAAAAAAAATCTGTTACACAACAAGAATATCAAAAAGGTAAGATTGATTACTACGATCAAACATTAGGTGCTTTAGGTGGTGATTTTAAGATACCTACGAGAACTGATGACGATGATGATAGAGACAGAAAAGATGTTAACATAAATGTAGTTGGGGATCAAGGTGATAGTGGAGAAAGTTCTTCCTTACCATCTCTAGAGCTTACAAATCCATCAGCAAACTTGTACGATGTGGATATAAAAACATACGGTGATGCTTTAAATGAAAAAGGATTTGGTGATAAAACACCTTTTAACGTATTTGGCACAGATATATATTTAGGTGGTGTACCTAAAACAAAAGACGAAGCAAAAAAAGGTCTTGAAAGACTTGTATCAAAAGAATCAGCCATACGTCAAGCAGGTAAATTAGCAGGAAGATTTGTAGGAGCAGATCCATTTATTACAAACACTGCGTTAGCTTTTGCTACAGGCAGGACTGTAAATGATCCATTCGGCAATCCAAGTTTTAGACCCAGTAATCTTGTGTTAGGTGGAATTCACGATATAAACATGTCTATACAATATGATAACGTTGCACAAATGAAAGCTGCATTAAACACAACTGGCCCTAAAGGTTTTGCAACATACATAAATGGACAGCTTGTAACACGACCACCAAAAGGATTTAACTACACAGGAACGTATGATGTTCCTCGTGAGATGATGCAAAGAATAGATGCTATAAGTAAAGGTATAGTCCCATCAACTTTCGACTATCGAACAGAATTAGGTGATAGTGGCGTAAAAGATGGAGTGGGTGGTATATATGATGAAAGAGGAGGATACCACGATAGAAACGGAAGTTACGCTTTTGGATCGAGAAAAGCATCACAAAGTTTGGCAGATAAGTATGGTATGAGTGTAACTAAAATTGAAGATATATTATCAAAAGTTCGTTCAGATAAAACAAAAACTTTAAGTCAAGAATTAAAAAATCAAATAGTTGAAGACTCAAAGGTAACAACAGTTGATCAAATTCCTGATTTTGACACTTATGTACAACAACAGTTATCATCTAGTGATGGTGACAGTGGTCTAAGTGACGCAGATCAAGATACAGGTGGTTACTCAGGTGACGATAGCTTTGAAGATGCGTTTAAAACTGGTGGTAAAGTGGGACAAGGTATGCAAGCAGGTGGCCCTGCAGGATTTATAGGCGGCCCACCAGAAAATTACAGTGATCAAACAACCATAGCAGATGATATACCTATCGAAGTCCCAGAGGGTGCTTTCATCATAAACGCACCTGCCGTAGAGTATGCAGGGTCAGATGACATAAGTGAAATGTTATTGAAGGCATACGAAAAAGCAGGACAAGGGGTTGACAAATCTGGTAGAGT